GACCCCAGGAACACTCTCGCTCGAGACGTCGTCCAGATTCCTTCCTCGATCTTACCGAGGGTGTCCTCGATCGCTCGCCAGTTGCGGGTGAGTTGCAAACGGGACATGTTCGCAAATTCCCCGGTTGGAGCGGGTTGGCTGGAATCCGAATCGGCAGCGCCCGTACTTTGGGCCGCAGCTCCGGGCGCACCGGAAGCACTCGGAGCACCAGGTGCAGCGCCTGCAGGAGCGGGTGGCCTGTCAGGATTTACCCAGCCTTCCTCGATGAGCTGCTGCGCGTGAGCCTCGGGGTCGATGTTTTGCTCGATCAGGTATTGTTGACGAGTCTTGAGGCCGGCTCGGATCAGTTCGATGTTGACGTCTGCGATTTCCGCAGGGTTCACATCGCGTTGTGGTGGCCATCGCCAAACCTTGGGGATCTCATCGGTCGGTTCGATCGCTGGCAAGTAGCCGTCCATAAGCAAGGCTTCATCGAGCCACCAACCAAAGATCCGATCGAGGGCTTCGATTTCCCACCACTGGGATCGCTCAATGGCAACTGATTCGTGATAGGTCTGGTGGTCCAACCGGCCTGAGGAATAGTTGTACCCGCTTGAATCCGCGAGGACTTTGTTTTTAGGCATGTGTACGCAACGTGCAATCTCGCCAAGGATCGCATTGCGGAATTCGGTATAGGTCGTCACTGGTTGCTTCGGATCGAACTGGACCATCTCCCAGCCTTTGGGCAGGCTTGTCATCAGTCCTCGATCGATCTGCACGAAGTCAAACGGGTCGATGTCGTCAATCCCGTCGGACGCAGAATCGAAGGCATTGGACTGAGTCTTGAGAATCGCCGAGAAGTCCGCAGCATTTTCGGCAGCAGTGATCACCGCCAGGGTGTATCGACGCAGCATGGCGAACAGCGGCAAGGCAGGTGTCAGCTCGGGAATTCCGCGCATCTGTCCAGGTCGCTCGGCGCGGAATAGGTGGATAATGTCGTCGGGGTCGACATCCTCTTTTTCGAATGCATCCAGCGGCCATCGGTCGCCAGGGTGTCCTTTAAGGATGTGGTAGACCGTTGGATTTCCAAAGTCGTCGAACTCAATACCGTCTACTTTGTTTGGCAGTCCGTCGGCGAAGTAAGGCGTCGCAAGTTGGTCGCACTCGATGACTCGTAGATCCAGCTTTACATCGTTCTTTGATCGCGGGTTGTTGCCTTTGAGTATGACGGTCTCACCATCGATAACCTTAGCGATCCGGGCAGTGCGAAGCTTGCTCGCCAGCCGCACGTCCTTTGCCCATTTGCGCCACTTTGCCTCGATCATGCGGGAGGCAGTAGTGTCAGGGAGCATCACCTGTAGACTTGGCCCGGTCGAGATGCAATCGTTGGCCAGGGTCAGAACGACCCCCTTCGCGAAGCTATTGTTTTCCATGCATTCGTAGCGAGATCGCTCGCGCAGTGTCTTGCGAACCGATACCGAGTTGGCAGCGGCAGCGGACAGGTTGTCGGCGTATCGCCAATGCTTCTGGGTCTCGGCGGTGTTGGCCGCAGCATCGTAAGAGGCCGACAGCGAGTCCATTCGCTTGGCTCGATCCTGGATCCGACGAGCGGCAGCCAGGGCCTTGGTGTCGATCGGCTTTCCGTATTGATCGAGCAGCATCATAAGATTAGCTCTTTGGCTGAGGATTCATGAACAGAAAGAAAACCACGGCCCCACCGAGGATGAGAGTGGCCATCGAGTTGAAGACGAGACCAGCTAGCAGGAGGAACCAGCCAGCCCCAAAAAACAGATGGCGCGATGAGGCCGTGGTAAGGGCTCGCAGGATCGATGTTATCAGTACGGTGACCCAGCCAGGCATCATTGACCCCTTGCCGATCCAGGGATCATTTTTGCAAACAGGACTCCGCGTCGTGGCTTGGAGGCGTTCTGGTTGTTGGCCAGTTCCTCACGAGCTTCACGCATGTCGGCCATGCTGCGATTCGTCACGGTCACGCCGTCAGCCGAGACGCTTTGCGGGGCGGCGGCAGCGTCGGCGATCTGTTGATCAGTGATTGCTGGAGTGGTCATTTGGTTTTCTTGCTGGAGGGCTGGAGGGATGCGAGTCGATCGAGAGCTGCGGCGCGGCGGCGGTCGGCTTCGTCTTGTCTAATGACCTCGACGATCTCGGCGATCTCAGCCTCTAGCACCGCATCGCGATCGGTCGAGACCGACGAAGGCGACGACAGAGCGGCAAAGATCGAGGGCTGCGAAACGGCTCCCTTTGGAGGTCGCTTGGGGGTCCACCAAATTGCAGCCAGGAGCATGAAGACAAGCACGATGAGCAAAAGAAACAGGGTCATGAGCGGAGTACCTTGATAGCGACGACGAACAGGAGAACGAGGAAAGCGATCGCACAGAGGCCTGCGAGGATCGCTTCGCCGGGATTCCAGATCCAATACAGCAGGGATTGGATTGGGTCTTGGTCTTTGGGTCGCAGATTGGGGAACAGCCTTTCTCGCTCCGGGTTCAGGAGAGGCACGCGGCCAGGTGGGCAATTGCCGTCAGGACAAGACGGATCAAACTCTTCAGCCATCGGAAAGCTAGGATCTTGAGCCGGTTGAGTAGCTTGCTGTTGAATCTGCGTTGATTCCTTGAGGGCGGCGTACAGGCCGGACGCAGACGAGGGGAGCGACGCGGCTCCCGCGACGTAGACATGTCCGCCACGGGAATCGGTAAACACGACGGCTGGAAATTGGTCGGCGGGTACAACGCCACCAAACCGTTCTCGATACAGCGGATTGTCTTTGGTGTAGGCCTGGAAATTGACGTTCTTGCGCAGGTCGGACAACTGCGGATCCCGATTGACCCAGTCGAGCAATCTCTGGGACGCCTGGTCTGTTCCAACGAAGACCGCCAGCGAGTACTTGTTGGCCCAGGGCGTGGAAGTGACAGTGACCTGTTGACGAGGGGTCGCAGGCTGCGGCGCGGGTGAGCTAGCTTGCGTGATCGGTTCGGCGTAGTTGACGAATCGGGTAAACCCAGGCGATCGAACCTGAGCGCAAGGTGGACAGTAGACGTCCTGTCGCTTGATTTCACGGGCTGCACTTTCGTTGACCGGTACGCTGTTGAGCGGCGCGTTTCGCAGCTCGTCGTAGCTTACTCCCCCGGGTGCAAAAGATCGCTCGACTGGTTGGTCGATCCCGAGGGATTGCTCAATTCGCGGAGCAACTCGCTGGCCCACGACAACGCACAGAGCGCTAAACAAAGCCAGAGCCACCAGACCGAACGAAAGCACGATTTTGACACGTTGTCCCCCACCAGGGCATTCTTGGCAACTTACCATTTCCATTCATCCTTGACCGCTTTGTACGACTGAAAAACAGGAGGGCTCGGAGGGTCGTACAGCGTGGTCAACGCGAATCCTCCGTACCCAGCCCAAGCCTTGTGAAACTGCGATCGCTCGACGAACTCGTAACGATCGGTTTGGTTGTTGTCCAAGATGCAAGCGTAAACCTTGCCGTCAGTGCCTTTGGCCCACCCGACAAAGGTGCAGCAGTGCGACGGCTTCCACCAGAGCAAAGCACCGCGCCGAGCATTGTGAGCATCGTCGAGAAGTTGGAGATTGGCTCGCTCGGTGTAGGCATAAGGGATTTTTGCTGCATCGAGTCGCCGTCTAAGCTGGTCGGTCCACTCACCGCCGGAGTACTGCGATCGCCACCACTTAGCGAGCTCGATCTTGTTCTGCCAATGGAGCATCGAGGAAAGCGACGCATGGACGCAACTTCCCTCGTTGGCTCGACTCAGCCAGTTCTTCTGGCGGAGTGACATCGGTGGGTTGATCGCCGGGGTTTCTGCCCTCGGAGCTGGGAGCGCGACATAAGACGGAGCAGGCGCGCACCCGATGGCTAGAAGCAGCCAAAGCAAAATGACGGTCACATGATTCTTCGCCATGTTTGAGACTTGAGTAGTAGGTCCGATCAGATAACAGGACCACCGTACAGCAAAGGTCTCAAAAATCGTCAAACGAGGGTTACAAAAAGAAAGTGTGTCTAATCTCCCGATTGTTCCCATTGGAGGCGGGAAGGGGGGACCTCTGAGAGGGACCCGCGAAATTTTGGGCTCAAAACTTTTTTGCGCTCAAATCCCCGAAAACTTTTCGGGCCCGCGCAGAAAAACGCTATAAAGCCTGGAGATTCAGCAGATTTGGATTATCGCCGGCGGCGCTTGGGTGCATCGATTTGTTAATCGTCCGCCTCGAGCGCAGGCCCTAGAACCACTGCTGGTCTTTCCTGTACCCGCTTCCGTTGCAGTTCGGGCACGTTCCAGGGCCGTCGTCATCCCAGCCGTATCTACCTGACTCCCCGGCCACTGAGTCGACAACCCCTTCGCCAGCGCAGCTTAAGCAAGGTGGCTCGGGACCGTCGTCATAGCTCAGGTCCTCCAGGTCAGAATCGGCAACAGGTTGTTGATCGATTGGTTGGGTCATGGTTAAGCCTCTTGCTTTAAAAACTGCGACGCATGCAAAACCGCTTCAACGCAGGCTTGGCAGGTTACGGCTCGCCTAGTTCCGTAGACAATCCCCGTATCCGCATCGTCTGCTAATCCACACATTGTTGCGTAGGTGTCCGGACCGTGGATGCAAACCTTGCTTTCGATAGGGTCAATCACCCGCATGCTTGGAGGGATCGATAGCTTTTCCAGTCCTTCAATTTTCTTGCCTTTAGTCATTTGTTCCTCTTCTCGTTGTAGCTGCGTACCAAGCGCCGTACTGTCTCGGCAAACCGACTAAAAAACCAAGCTTTTACATTCTATGTTAGACCCCTTGCAGGGGTACTTAAACACTTCATAAACCCTGGTTTTCCAGGGTTTTTTTACGTACCGAGACACGCTCGGACACGCTCGAACACGCTCGGACCCGATTAGCGCCGTACGTCGCGCCGTACATTGGACCCGCGCCGTACATCGCTCTTTTCCTTCGGTTTCTCGATCGCCTTGGTCCAGTGCTCGTCGGTGACCATCAGGTAATGATCCCTGGCTACCCGCTTGGAATGGCCAAACCAGGCCTCGCAAACGTGCGAAGCAAACCGTTCCTCCATGTCGGTTCGGCATGAGGCCCTGAGATTGTGCCATAGCTTGGGCCATTGCTTCAACCCAGCTAGCAGGATCGCCGATTCGAGCCACCGTCGCAGGGTTGTCCCCGCACTGGCCCGAGCTCGGCTAAATACCCAAGGCGATGTGTCGGCAGTCTCAGCCAGGCGTAGCATGTGCTCATAGACGATCGGGACCATCGGCACGACACG